CTTAGAACGCCTCGGAACAAACCATTCCAAACATGCGAAGTCCACGAGGTTTCCACGGCGAATCGCCCTGCTCTTGGCCCTTGCGCTGAACTGCAAGGGCATGGGCTGTACGCCCGGCGACTTTACCACGGCCTGCGCTCAGTCGTGCGGCGAGCCCGGTGTTCAGCTCGTGCTCACTCGGGAAAACATCTGCGTCTGCCGCGAGAAGGCCGCGCGCGCCGAGGTGCGCCCATGACTCACCGCCCCCTCACCCAGAAGATGCAACGCCTCCTCCGTCTGGTGCCGCACCAGGGCGACAGCATCCGCCCCCACGACATCGCCCAACGCCTCGGGCTGCGGCTCGACGGCGTGCACCAGATGCTCCAGCGCGCGGTCAAGCGCGGCCTCGTCGTGCGGCTGCGTGCTGGTGACTACTGCCTGCCGGGGGTGGCGCCATGACCATCCACGACGAACGCGCCTTCGACCCCCGCGCCGAGCTCTTCGAAAACTGTCGCCACTGCGTCAACGGCCTACGCACCGGCCTCGACGGCTTCACGCGCGACTGCACCGAGTGCGGCGGCACGGCGCGGCGGCGGCGGCGAGGTCTACACCACGCCGAGAGCGCCATCGACTACGAGCCGGCGCCCGACACGGCCCCGCGATTCGTCGCGCGCATTGCGGCGCTCGCCGAGCGCTACCCGAACGATGCCGACCTTGGCGCGGCGGTGCGGGCGCTGCTGGGGGATGGTTCATGACCCGCCGCCACTCGCTCCGTCTCGTGCTGGCGCTCGTTCGCGGCGCTCGTAGTGCGCTCGGCCGCGCGGCGATTCGGCATGGCCGCACCGATGGCATGGCGTTCCAGCTCGGGCGCGTACGGTCGTCGCTGACGCTGTGTGAGCGACTGCTCATCGACTGCATCGACACGGTGCAGCGACAGCGAAGGGAGGCGGCGTGAGGACTCGAGACCTTAAGCCAGACTTCTGGACCGACGAGCGCATCGTGTCGGTGAGCGACGGCGCCAAGCTGATGTTCCAGGGTCTGTGGTGTCTCGCCGACCGCGACGGGCGCCTCGAAGACAAGCCGGTCACCATCGGCCTGAAGATTCGACCCTGGGAGCCCAAGACGACACCAAAGTACCTCGCCGAGCTGGCCGATGCCGGCCTCATCGTTCGCTACGAGGTCGGGGGCGTGAGGTGCATCGGTATCCCAGGATTCACCACACACCAGCGCGTCCACCCAAAGGAGATGGCGTCGAGGCTACCGGACTGGGCCGGAATTACTACGAGCCGTGAAAAGGACAACCTTTCCGCGGCTCGTTCCGGCCGGAAAGAGAATTTCGCCTTGTCTTCTGAGCCTTCTAGTACTTCTGAGCCTGCGGGGCCTTCGGGGCCTTCTTTGGCGCCCGCGGCGCGCGAGGCCCCCGGCACCCCGCTCGCGGTCGCGTGGAACGAAACCACGACCGCGCCGCTGCCGCGAGTGACGTTGCCGCTGAGTCCCATCAGGGCATCGGTCGCAGTCGCCGCGCTCGCTCGTCGCCCGCTCGACGAGTGGCGCGCGGTGTTCTTGCGCATCAACGCCAGCGCATTCCTTCGCGGCTCCGACGGCGGCTGGAAGGCCGACTTCGATTGGGCCATTCGTGCTGAGGGCAAAAAGCCCGAGTCGGCGACGAAGGTACTCGAGGGCGCCTTTGACCGGAGCACCGGCCCACCCGCCGCCCGCCGTGAAGAGCCCGCCACGCCACGCCCCGAAGGGAGAGTTTTCCTATGAGCACCAACCCATCGCTGCCCGAGCACATGCGTCCGCTCGCCCCGGGCTACACGCCGCGCCAAGTCGCCATCGACGCCGAGATGGTCGCGCTCGGCCGGCCAGCGCTCAGCGTCCGCCAGGCCCTCAGCCGTACGCTGCTCGCCGAGCACCGCGCCACCGTCGAGGCTTGGGAGTACGCGCACCCGACTGAGGCGGCGCGATGGCTCGAGCTGCGCGCACAGGCCAAGGCCGAAGAGCTGCGCCTCTACGAAGAGCGCTACGGCTCGGAGCCCTACGCGCGCGAGCGAATGCGGCGCGCTGGCTTCATCGACCAGGTGCTCGTGGAGCGCTCGATGCGTGAGCTGCGCGACAACGCGTGCTTCACGGCGACGCGTGACTGGATGCTCGATGGCGTCGCGTGGTGCCTCGTGCTGTCTGGCCCGCGCGGCTGCGGAAAGTCGCAGGCTGCCACGTACGCGGCGTTCCAGCTCATGCAGCGCAACTTCCCGCCGTGGTGCGCAATCTGCCCGAGCGTGTCGGAGTCGCCGCTGTACGGTGGCGAGGCCGAAGAGTACCGCTGGCGCTGCGCTCAGGCTGGCGTGCTGGTGCTCGACGACCTCGGCGAGGGCGAGCAACTCAATGAGAAGCGCGCAGCGTGGCGCGCGTGGGTCGACGACGTGCTCACGCAGCGTCATGCAGGGCGGCGCAAGACGGTCATCACCACGAACCGCACGCCGACCGAACTGAGCACGTGGCTGGGGTCGCGGCTGGTCGACCGCCTGCGTGAGGGCACCGTGGTTTCCACCAACGAAGCATCGATGCGAGGAGCGACATGAGCGACGAGACGAAGGAGTTGGCCGAGCGCATCTATGTTGGGCTGTTGCTCGGCGAGGGCAGTGTCGAAGTGCATAGCGTGGAGCGCAACGATGGTTCTCTGATTTACGCCATCGACGTACGACCGGCGACGTACATCAAGGACGAAGCCTCAATGGCTGACATCGCGGAGCAAGCCATCACCGCCGCCAATGTCTTTCGCGACACGTGGCTTTCGAAGGCGAAGCCATGAGAGACAAGCCACTGCCACCCGAAGTGCTCGCCGACGCGCTGCAGGGCCGCATCCACCCGACGAGCGGGCGACTGCTCAAGGCGACCCCGCTCGACACGAAGGCGATTCGGCGCTCTTTCAGCGGCAGCGCGCCAACATCGATCACCGCTTGCTCGTACGCTGACGCCGCGGCGCTCTGCGACCGTGTCGAAGAGCTCGAGGCGGCCATCACGCAGGCGCTGGTGCACTTCGGCGAGTGCAGCATCCCGGCTGCCGAAGAGACGCTGCGCGCGGCGCTCGGAATTCCGGAGGGCCCGTAATGACCATCCGCATCGAGGTGCCACTGACGCTGCCGAGCGTTGCGAACATGCGGCTCCATTGGGCAAAAAAAGCGCGACTCGTGAAGGCGCAGCGACTGGCCGTCGCGTGGCGTCTAAAGGCGGCACTGCTGACGGACCTCGTCGGTCGAGTCGCAGGTCACAGGGTCGCCGTGACACTCACTCGCGTCGCACCGCGCAAGCTCGACTCGGACAATCTCGTTTCGGCGTTCAAGGCCGTGCGCGACGAGGTGGCCAAGTACATCGGCGTCGATGACGGCGACTCGCGGGTGACGTGGCGCTACGGGCAGCTGAAGGGCAAGGCGATGGTGCTCGTCGACTTCGAGGTGCTGCCATGACGGATGACGCAAAGCAGGCGATGGACCTGGCCGTAAAGCTCGCCCTCGAGCAGGCGTTCAGGCTCGGCGCGGATGAAGGCGCGCGGCAGGTGGTGAAGCTCGAGGTGGAGGTGCAGCGACTGCGCGGGCTGGTGAGGCGCGCCGGCGCCCGAGGCTGCGAATCGTGTCCTTGGTGTCGGACCATCGACAATCGCAACTACCGAGCACATTCGGACTGCGAAGCCTTCACGCCCGAGGGCAACGTCCGATGACGTTCGACGATGACGACATGCCCGCCCCGCCCGTCTCTGGCTGGGTGCTCTTCGTTGACTCGGTCCGCGCCCGTCGCCCGAACGGTCGCCCGCGCGTGCACGTCAACCGCGAGGTGGCGTTCTACGTGCGCCTCGGTCCGACCGCCGATTGGCGCGAGAACCGACGTCGGTACTGGCGGGCTCGGAGGGCGCGATGACGGACGACGAGCTGAAGGCGATTGAGCACGACTTCGACGTCGAGTGGAGACCGTCGGTGTCCGCCGAACGCGAGCGGCATGGTCGAGCGTTGCTCGCCGAGGTGCGGCGGCTGACGACCGAACTCGCGATGGCGCAGGCGAGTGACGAGCGCCAAGAGCTGCGCGCCGACAACGCGCGGCTGCGCGCCGTCATCGCGCTCGGCGAACACAGGTCTCAGCACTGCGACTGGTGCGACGCGTTTCGCAAGCCGTCGGCAGGCGACAAGGAGCCGCACCGCCCGGACTGCCCTGCGTTCACCGAGAGCGGGGACGTGCGATGAGTGCGATCTGCATGACTTGCGCGCCGAATGTGGGTCTGTGCCGCAAGTGTCTGCTGCAGTGGCTCGACCGCAAGCCGCCCGCTGGCGTTCGCGGCGAGGGCTCGCCCTGGCGCCGGTGGTTTGATGGCGACCGGTATGTGGGTGAGGCTTACGCGAATGGCCGCCAGGCGGCCAAGGATTCGATATGGCGCACGAACAGCTACGAACCCAGGGGTTGCCACATGGATTGGCTGGAGGCGCTGTAATGCCCGCCAAGACACGCGGGTTGCCAAAACGGCAAGGCCCTGACACCATTGGTGGCGCATGAGCTCGATTGAGCTGTCGAACACCATCGCCATTGATAGCAACGGAACCGTGAGCGTCATTGACCACACGCTGGCCAAGTCGCAGGCGTTCTTCCATGCCCTCGCTCTCGAGATTCGCAAGCCCAGCTACGGCGTGCTGCAGAAAGACTTCGCTTCCGCGCTGTTGCTGCGAGCGCAAGAGGCACAGCTGTACGTTCCAGAGGAGTGACCATGTCGGACGCACCGAAGCCGCCGCGCATCACCGTCGTGTACTTCAACCGCAGCGTGAACATCTGCGGCGAGGAGCGCGACTCCGCATCGCTGCCGATGAGCGGCCAGGCGCACCAGCCCGGCAACGTCGTCGACAGCATCGAGCCCGTGACGGTGCTCTCGGACGGCACCTTCGAGCGCAGCGGCAAGCCGGCCAACGGGTTGCTGCTCTCGCGGCGGCGACACTCGAATGCGGCCAACAAACAGCTGACTGCGCGCACGTTCGTGCCGTTCGGCGACGTGCGGTGTGTGGCCTACGCGGCGCAGGAGTAAACTCGCGCCATGTCGGACGAAATTAACCCCCACCCCCCTGCGACAGAGCTAGAGCCCGAAGGCCGCCAGCTCGACAACCTCGCCGAGATTCGCCGCGCGCTGAAGTTCGTCTGTCGACGCATCGAAGCAGGCACGCTCGAGCCGAAGGTCGGAAACGCGCTGGTGTTCGCGCTCAACACGCTCGCCGGGCTGCACATCGACGCGCGTGACTCAAAGTGGCTGCCGCGCGTGAAGGAGTTGTGGCGCGAGCGTGAGTCAGCGAAGCAACCGGAGGCACACTAGGTTCGGATCGGCGATAAGCTAATGCGCGCAATGTCGCGAAAAGAAACCTCCCTGCGCGAAACCCGTTACCCGATGTCGGGCTTCAACCTGGGAATTCCAGAGTGAAAGTCTCTGGTCGCCGAGCATTTTAGTGCCCTCGCCGCGCGACATGGCGGATGAGCTGTTTCGCCGTCGCAACCCCAAACGACCTCCGCCGTTCGATCTCGCCCGCGCTCTCTTCGGCAAGCAACTGCCCTTCGGCCTCGACGAAGCGCGCTTTCAAACGGCGTGCTGCACGCGCCGCAGCGGCAAGACGGTCGGCCTGCTCGCGAAGCTGCTCAAGAAGGCCGAGAGCACACCCAATAGCGTCTGCCTGTACATCACGCTCTCGCGTATCAACGCGAAGCGGCTCGCATGGGACATCCTCAAGTCCCTCAACTCGGAGCACGGCATTGGCGGCGTAGCGAACGAGTCCGAGCTTCTACTCACGCTGCCGAACGGAGCGCGCATCTACCTCACGGGCTGCGCAGACATGGGCGAGGTGGAGAAGTTCCGCGGCTTGGCGCTCGCCATCGTTGTCATTGACGAGGCACAGAGCTTCCCGACGCTCATGCTGCAGCGGCTCATTGACGAAGTGCTCATGCCTGCGCTCATGGATTTCGCTGGCCTGCTCGTGCTCGTTGGCACACCAGGCCCGGTGCCGGTCGGCTACTTCCACTCCGCGTGTCACTCCGCCGAGTGGGCGCACCACTCTTGGACCGTCTTCGACAACCCACACATCGAGCGCAAGAGTGGGCAGACGCCGCAGCAGTTGCTCGAGGCCGAACTCAAGCGGCGCGGCGTCACCGTCAACGACCCGGTGATTCAGCGCGAGTGGTTTCGCCAGTGGGTGAGCGACCCCAACTCGCTCGTGTTCAGTTTCGACGCGAGCATCAACACGCGGCCAGCGCGCGAGCATCAGCATCATGTCATCGGCATCGATGTCGGCTTCAATGACGCAGACGCCATCGACGTGCTCGGATGGAGCGACCACGTGCGCGAGGTGGACCTCGTCTTCGAGGACGTCTGCGCGAAGCAGCACATCGACGCGCTGGCTGCGAAGGTCGTGAAGGTCTACGAGAAGTACCAGCCGCTGGCCGTCGTCATGGACACGGGTGGCGGCGGCAAGAAGCTCGCGGAGAGCATCGGCGCGCGGCATCGCATCTCCATCGCCGCGGCCGACAAGCTGCGCAAGAACGAGCACATCGAATGGGTGAACTCAGCGCTTCGCACGCGCCAGCTCTTCGTACCGCCCGACTCGCGATTCGCTCAGGAGGCACTGCTGCTCGAGTGGGACCGGAGCAACCCCGAGAAGCCCAAAATCAGCGACCGGTTTCACTCGGACACGGCCGACGGGCTGCTCTATGCCTACGTCGAGGCACTGCACTGGCTCGAGGAGCCCGAGAAGCCCAAGGCCCCGCGTCCGGGCTCACCAGAACACATCGCAGCCCTCGAGGCCTCGCAGCAGGCCGATCTCGACGCTGAGCTTGAGCGCGAGATGGCCGCCAATCGCACCGAGCGGCGCAACCCCGAGAATGAAGCCGACTGGTACTAGGGGCAGGTACTGTTCTCGAACCACACGAGCTGAGTGATGAGTTCGGGATGTAGAGCCCCGCCGTCTGGTGCGTTCGGGCAGTTGCCATCGACCGACTCGTAGTCGTAGCAGGGCGGGCGGTCCTCACACGACCATCGCTGAGTGCCGACGCACCTTTGCTCGCCGAAGTTGCAGCACGGAGCCTCGTGGCTTGGCGTGGCCTGGCACGACGTGGCAGGGACGACAGGGGCACCACATGCGACGAGCAGCGACAGGGCGAGATAGCGCATTCCCTTATCGTTGTGACGAGGGTCGAATCGCGCAAGTGGTTGCCTGTTTGGCAACGAGACTTGCCTGAATGGCAACTGTCTGGCACCATGCGGCCCACACGTCGCACGGTGACACGCAGCGAGGAGCCATGACCGAAGCCCAGATGGACAAGCTGACGCTCGGCGACCTCAAGCGACTGGCGGCGCAGATGACGAAGGCCGCGAACGAGATTCGCGACGCGCAATTACTCCTGGGTGGAGGCCATGGTGCGCAGCGAGATGCTGCGACGCCCGTTGTGGATTCTGGTCATGAAACAGCCCCGCCCGTCTCCGATGACGCCGCGGCCGAGCATCGGCGCCGGCAGTTCCAGCCGCCCGAGCCGCCGCCCGGCGGACGTCACCCTGTGCTGAGCGCGGCCGAGGTGAATCAACGCAACGCACTGCTCGGGCGCCAGCGCGCGGACCCGGGCATGGATGATGACATCCGCCGCGCCATGGAGAACGAATGAGCCAGAACGGCGCCGTGCAGATGCAGTTGAACCATGAACAGCTCGCGTCGCTGCTGCTCATCGAGAACCTGCTCGCGACGATGCAGCTTGCAGCGAACCAGCTCGGCGGCTTCCTGAAGTACGAGCCCGCCGCGAACGCCGTGCTCTTCGCGCATCAGACGCTCACGAACGACTACGCGCGGCTGCGGCAGTCGTGGGAGCGCAGCATTGTCATTGCGCCGGCCTCAGCCGTCATTGAGGGCAAGAAGATCGCATGAGGTCGGACTGGCACAACGGCGACCCGCCTGGCAGCGAGGCGCCGCGCGGCAAGAACCGTGAGCGCCGCAAGGGTCGCTACGACGGCAACACGTGGACTCCGACCGAGCAGCACATCAAGAATGGGCTCATGCGCCAATTCATGAAGAACCCCGAGGGCTCGACCAACTCCGAGGCCTACCGCAACAGCTCCATCTGGTGCCGTCACCCGGGGTGCACGCGGATGAACGGGACGCACAGCCATGAGTGACGACGTGAGCGATCGAGAGTCGGAGTACATGCAGAAGTTCGTCTCCGACGACCAGCTGCGCGCCGAGTGCGAGCGGCGGTTCGGGAACGAGTACGGCGCGCGCGACGAGAGATGGGACGGGCTCGTCAAGAAAGCACAGGCCGAGACCGAGCGTGTTGCCAAGCGCGCCGCAATCGCCTCCGCTGCCGTCATCGAGCGCGAAGAGCGCGACGAGTGGAAGCGCCGGGCCGAGGTGGCGGAGGCGAAGGTCGAGAACTACGAGCGCGGCGTACGCGAATGTCTTGAGCTGCGCGCGCAGATTCAGGCAGACATGAAGCTGGCCTCGACGGTCACCTTCACGACCGAGTCTGGCCCCGGCATCGCCGCCATGCGCCCCGACACCAGCGTCGCATTCCTCGACGAAGACCTGCTCTGCGATGACGCCTGAACAACAGCACGATGCCGGCCGCGCAGAGCTGGAGCGCAACCAGGCCGCGGAGCGCAGTCGTAAGGTCGCCGCGGCCCGCGAAGAGCTGGCGGCGGACATCGCCGCGCTCAAGTCACTCGGCATCAAGTCGTTCAAGGGCAGCGGCATCGAGGTGGAGTTCTTCCCGCTTGAGCCGGTGGCCGAGAAGGTGGCGAAGCAGGTCGACGTCGAGATGTGTGCATGCGGCCATCACAAGCACATCGCGCACACTAACGGCATGTGCGTCGAGGGATGCACCGAAGAGCAGTGCAATCCGAAGGAGAAGGCATGAGCCCGAACGGACGCGGCCTCAAGTCTCGGGCGCTGTATCGGGCGAAGTTGTATGTCCTGCGTGGCCACGCGGCCCACGCGGAATTCATCCGGAAGCGTCAGGCAGAAATCGATAGACGGCATCCAGAGCTGCGGCAAACCGCCCTGGACCAAGCGAGCGCTGGTGATGGGCGCCACGCCGTGCTTGTTGATTCGGCTCCGCTCCTCAAGGCTTGGTACCCAGACACAGAAGTGAAGTAGAAACACCGTTGTCGTCGCACGCTTCGCAAGTCGCACGCTGAGAACTCGCAGTCGGAGAAGCGCGTGGACTATCGCGACGGCACAGTCAGCGACCCAGAGGGCAAGAGCCCCACGAAACCCGCGCGCCCGAAATTCAACGGCGAGCGGCAGGAGTCGCGCTGGTGGGAGATGAAAGGCCGAGAAGCTGCCGAAGCCATCTCGAATCGCGTCAACTTCCTCGAGAAGGCGCAGCAGCCGCGCATCCTCAACATGGTGAAGAATGGTCGCCTGTACGGCAACCTCGGCATGTACGGCACCAACTCGTCGCTGCTTCGACAGAGCGGACCGCAAGTCAGCCAACAGTCGAAAGAGGGCGCGCGCTTCAATGCGTGCCTCAGTGGCATCGATACGATGGTGTCTCACATCGGCGAGACGAAGCCGCGGCCCTACTACCTGACGAGCGGCGGCAACTACAAACAGCAGCGCCAGGCGAAGAAGCTCACGATGTGGAACGACGGCGTCTTTTACGAGACGCAGGCCTACCGCAAGGGCCCGATGGCGTTCCGCGACGGCGCGGTGTGGGGCGACGGCTTCACGTACGTCTTCGTGCGTGGCGGCAAAATCTGCCTGGAGCGCGTCATTCCGGCCGAGTTGTGGCTTGACGAGGTTGAGGGTCAGTACGGCACGCCCCGTAACCTGCACCGCGTGAAGGTGGTTGACCGAGACGAGCTCGCCGCACTCTGGCCAGAGCACCGCGACGACATCGCGAAGGCCCCGCGCGCCAAAGACACACAGAGCGGCGTCGGCAACAACATCTCCGACATGGTGGCGGTGGCCGAGGCGTGGCACCTGCCCAGCTACACGCCGGACGGCGAGCTCAAGGGCGGCAAGTGGGCCACCGCGCTTGTCGGCAGCGGCGTCATGCTCGAGGAGCCCGTTGAGTGGCCGCACGACTTCTTCCCGTTCGCTCACTTCTCTTGGTGCCCGCCGCTCGTGGGCTTCTGGAGTCAGGGTGGTGCCGAGCAGGTGCGCGGCAAGCAGCTTTGGCTCAACGAGCTCTACTGGATGGCACAGAAGGCGACTCGCCTCGCCGGCACTATCAAGTACGCCGTCGAGCACGGCTCGAAGATTGTCGACGAGCACATCAACAACGAGATTGGTGCCGGCATCCGCCACGCGCCTGGCAAGCCGCCCGTCTTCTTCACCGCCGCGCCGCTGCATGAGTCGGTGTTTCAGGAGATGCGCGAGACGAAGCAGGACATCTACGAGCAGCTTGGCGTCTCGCAGTTGTCGGCCTCGAACATGAAGCCGGCCGGCCTCGACTCAAAGCCGGCGCTCCGCGAGTACAAAGACACCCAGAACGAGCGGCACAAGGGCAAGGCCGAGGCGTACGACGACTACTTTCTGCAGATTGCGCGCATCGCTCGCGCTCTCGGTTCGAAGCTCAAGGGCTACAAGGTTCGCGTCCCAGGCGCGTCGGGCTTTAAGAGCATCAGCACGGCCGACCTCGCCGGCACCAAAGACGAAGAGCAGGTGCTGCAATGCTTCCCCGTCTCGTCGCTGCCGAGAGACCCCGCGGGCCGCACGCAAACCATTCAGGAGTGGGTGCAGGCCGGTTGGCTGACGCCGCGGCAGGGCCGGAAGCTGATGGACTTCCCCGATCTCCAGGCATCGAACTCGCTCGCCGACGCACAGGAAGAGCTCATCACTGAAGCGCTCGATCGCATCGTTGACGACGGCGAGTACACGCCGCCTGAGCCGACCGATGACCTCGCGCTCTGCAAGGAGACGGTGCTGCACTACATCCAGCTCTACCGTCGCCTCGAGTTGGAGCCCGAGAAGCTCGACCTGCTGCGTACGTACAGCCAGCAGGTGGACGCCCTCATGTCAAAGATGCTCGCGCCTCTCGCCGCTGCGCCGCCGATGGGCGCCCAGCCTGGCGCCACGCCACAGGGACAACCGCAGCCCGCCCCACAGTCGGACCTAATGCCACAGGCAGCCTGAAGGAGTCGCCATGTCGAACGAAATCGTAGGACCTGGAGCAGCCCAGCAGACCGCCGCGAAGCCCGCCGCAGCCGCGCCACAGAAGTCTCCGGAGTGGCTCGCAGCCGAGACGCGCGCCGCAGAGCTCGAGCAGCGCCTCGCAGCCGCCGACAAGAAGCTGCGCGTCACCGGCATCGAAGTGCAAAAGGTTGGTGCCGAGAAGAAGGCCTTCGGCGCCAAACTCACAGCGCATGACCGCATGGAAAAGGCGCTCAAAGCGGCCGGCCTCGAGCCGGAAGACCTCGAGCACTTCAAGCTGAACCCCGACCGCGTGCTCAAGAAGGCGCTGGGTGAGAAGTACTGGGATACCCTCGTCGAGCAGCGCATCAGCGGCGCCCCGTCGGCCGAAGTGCTCGCCTCGGAGCTGTCGCGCACCAAGGAAGAGATTCGCGCCGAGCTACGAGCCGAAGCCGAAGCCGCGAAGGCCGAAGAGCAGAAGGCCGCGCAGGCCCGCGACGAGCAGACCCGCGCGACACTCGCGAGCGAGGCCAGTGGCTACGTCGCGAAGTCGAAATCCGAGTACCCGGGCTTCGAGCGGTACCCCGTCGAGACCGTCGGCAAGGCTGTGGCGCAGTACATCGAGGCCGAATGGAATCGCACGGGCAAGGCGCTCACGAACAAGGAAGCCGCCGATGCCGTCGAGTGGAATGCGGTCGCCGCCAGCTTCGCGCGGGGTGAGGATTTGGCCCCGAAAGTCATTGAGAAGTATCGGCCTCAACTCCTGAAGTTGACGGAGAAGCTGAAGCCTGTCACTGTTGCTGGGTCGAACGAAGGTCAGGTCTCACGTAGCAGCCAAGTGGAACGGCGCACGCTGAGCAACGACCTGACGGCAACCACGTCACCGGCGAAGCGGTCTTACCGAACAGACGAAGAGCGGCTCGCGGCCATTAAAGCGCTCGACCTCGGCAGGTAAGCCACACACGCACGAACGCGGCCCCCAGGTCCTCCACGCCGAAACGGCACTGAGGACTTTCGATGGGCAAGATTCTCTCGCTGGCCACGTCGCGATTCGGTCGCTTCGTCGCAGCACACGTCGCGCTTGCGCTGTTTGTTGCCGCATCGGTCGCCGACCTCGGCTTGACGCCGATGACTGTCGGCGCCGCGACGCTGCTCTTTTTCGCCGGCTCGACGCTCATCGGGCGCGCGTTCGGCCTCAAGACGTTCGACGCCGCGACGGCGTGGGGCGCCTACTTCGACACCGCGTCTGGCAGCGCGCTGTTGAAGGAGTGGTACGACGACCAGAAGGTCGAGAATCTCGCCTACGACGACAACCCGTTCCTCGTCATGGTGCCGAAGAAGACGAACGCGACCGGCCGCGTCATCCCGATTCCCATCATCTACGAGGTGAACGGAGGCCGCTCGAGCCAGTTCGTCAACGCCCAGGGCAACCAGACTGCTGGCCAGTTCGCCGACTTCCTGCTCACGCTGCGCGCCGACTACGACATCGCGACGCTCGGCAACCAGGCCATGGAGGCCTCTGGCGACGACCGCGGCGCCTTCCTCGAGTTCGCGACGGTGCATGTCGACCTCGCCATCCAGGGCGCGAGCAACTCGCAGGCGTCTTCACTCTTCCGCGCCGGCACCGGCACCATCGCTCAAATCTCAAGCATCACTGCGGGCGGCGTCGCCACGCTGACCAACCCCGCCGACGTCTCGCAGTTCGCCATCAATCAGGTGGTTCAGGCGAACCAGACCGACGGCGGCTCGCCTCGCGCGGCCAACGGCTACGTCATCGCCCGCGACGTCATGGGCGGCACCATCACGTTCTCGAACATCACCTGGCAGGGCGCGGCTGGCGCTCCGACCGGGTGGTCGGCCAACGACTTCCTGCTCGTGCAGGGCGACAACAACGCCAAGCTGTCGGGCCTCACCGCGTGGCTGCCGAGCACCAAGCCGGCCACCACTGACAACTACTTCGGCGTCAACCGCTCGGTCGACTCGCGCCTGTACGGGCTCTTCTACAACGGCGCGCAGCAGCCACATGAAGAGGCTCTCATTGACGCCGCGATGGTCGTGCGGCGCGAGAAGGGCCGTCCTAAACACTTCCTGACGAACTACGGCTCGCTCAGCGCCATCACCAAGGCGATGGGCACTCGCCGCGAGTACGTCGACTGGAAGGGCGACGGCGAAATCGGCTTCAGCGGCCTGAAGGTCATCGGGCCAGCCGGACCCATCGAGTGCTACGCCGACCGCAACTGCCAGGCGGCGACGGGCTTCCTACTCCAGATGAACGTCTGGAAGCTCTACTCACTCGGGCCGGTTCCGAAAATCTTCAAGTACAAGGACGGCGTCGAGATGCTGCGCCTCGGCAACGCCGACGCGATGGAGCTCCGTGTTGGAGCCTACTCGCAGCTCGGGTGCTCCGCACCGGGCTGGAACTCGCAGGTCGCGCTGCAGAGCTGAGGAACCATGGCGAGCCGAGCATTCGACCAGTGGCTGTGGACCATCCCCAAGCGGGTGGTGCTCATCACGGCCAACGTGGCGGTCCCCACCGGAACCACGCCGGTGCTGCAGAAGTACAACTACCCGGTGCTCGGGAGCGGTGGTCGTACGCTCTCGGCCGCCACGGTCGGCACCACCCCGCTCGGCTTCCCGCAGAACTACCAGAGCGGCAGCGAGGGCATCTTCAGTGTGGCGCGCACGGGCACCGGCCTGTGGACCATCACACTGCAGGACAACTACCAGCGGCTGCTCATCGCGTTCGGCTCGCTCAGCATCGCATCAACGGCGGTGCACAACATCGTGGAGGTGGCGGAGAACCCGACCATCACCAGCATGTCGAGCGCCAACGGAAGCGTCGTCGGCTTCAAGCTGCTGTCGGCCACCAACACGCTCGCAGACCCGACCGCGGATGCCTCGACGGTCGTGCGTCTCGTGATGCTCTTCGCCGACGCAACGGAGCCCTGACGGATGGCGCTGACCTGCCAACTCAGCATCAACACGCCGAGCTACGCGGCTGGCAACACGCCGCCTCCGGCGCTGTCGCTGCTCGTCGTCAACGGCAACGCCGTCGCCGTGGCGGTGACGGGCGTCGAGCTCCAGTTCATGGACCAGCTGGGCAACGCCCAGCGTCCGCCCGTGAACCCGCCCATCTTCCCGTTCGGGCCCGGCATGGGCACCACGGTCGCGGCGCTCTCGAGCCAGACGTTCGGCCCGATGGCGCTGCCGGTGTGGATGGCTGGCAACGTCGACACCTTCATCATGGTGCAGCCGGGCTCGCAGCCCACTGTCACGCAGGGCTCGCTGCCACCGCAGCGCGAGGTGTACGTGGGCGCGCTCGTCTACGCGAGCGACGGCTCGGTCAACGTCGCGGGCCGCGCCAAGCTGCTCGTCTCGTACAACCCGGCGCCGCCTCGCGGCTACCAGGGCGGCAATGCCGACTTCGCGGGCGCCAACAACGCGGCGCTGATTCAGGCGGTGCTCTGATGCCGCTGAACTGCCAATTCACCATCGCGCCGACGGCCGAGGTCAGTGGTCAGCCGCCTCCGCCGACGCTGGCGCTCGCCATCACGAACCCCGGCTCGACGTCGGTCACCGTCACCGGCGTCGAGGTCATCTTCGCCGACCGCTCAGTCAACCCGCGCCCGGCCGCCACGCCTCCCTCGCTGCCGCTCGGCGTCGGCCAGTCCGCCATCATCACGGCCGGCACCACCTCGAACTACGGCCCGTTCCCGCTCTCGACGTGGAGCGCAGCGGTGCTCGACCCGCTCAAGATGATGCCGCCCGACAGCTCGCCGCTCAGCACGCAGGGCTTCCCTCAGTTCGAAGTCTGGGTGGCCGGCCTCGTGTACGGCAGCGACGGAAGCGTGAACGTGGCGGGTCGGGCGCGGCTGCTGCTTGCGCTGCCGAACGCGCCGACGCGAACGTACCTCGGTGGCAACGCTGACTTCTCGGCGTACGGCGACTCACCACTCACTGCGGCGGTGCTGTGATGGCAAAGAGCGTCAACATCACCGGGCCCTTCACCGGCGGCGCGTCCGCCGGCAGCGCCATCGTCAATCAGCAGGCCTTCTTCACCGTGGCCGTGTCGAGCCTCTCGACCGATGCGGCCGTGATTCTGCAGTCCATCACTATCAGTGAGGCGACGGAGTCGGACGCCGCCATCTCGCAGCCCAACATCTTCCCGAACAATGTCCCCATCAACTCGGCCAACCCCGTGCTGACGGGCGGCGGGTCGCTCTCGTACGGCTTCACCGTTGTTTTCACCTCGCCTCGGGACCCAGGCATCTCGCCGAACAACCCCGGCGGCGCGGCGCCTGGCTCCAGGGCCCAAGAGGCGGATTCCAACTTCATTCTTCAGGCGCAGGCGATGTTCTCGGATGGCACGGTTGCCACCACGAACTTCGCCGTGTCCGCGCTCAGCTCGGTGTACCCGTTCCCTGTGCCCCAGGGTGGCGAGGCGTTGTTCCAACAGGGCGCAGACTCCAACCTCATCGCAGTCATCGCCTAAAGGAGGCGACCAATCATGGCTCTCGTACCTCTCAACATCCGCGACGGAAACGGCGCTTCCCAGAACCAGGAAATGTTCCAGGGCGGCTCGGCTGCGGCCTCCGGCCTCGGAAACAACATCCCCGTTCACTCGCTCGACTCGACGCGCACGTATTACCGCGCGTCCGCGAGCTTCACGCCGCAGCCGACCGGGGCCGTGACCGTCATCAGCATCCAGGGCTCAGCGACCAAGACGGTGCGCATCGTGCGCCTCATGGTCGGCGGTGCGGCGACGGCACTGTCTGACACCCTGTTCCAGCTCCAGCGCACCAGCGCGCTCGGCGCGGGCGGCACCACGGTCAACCCGACCATCGCCAAGAACGACTCGGCGTCCGTGACCGCCACCGCGGTCGTGGCGCACTACACCGCGACCCTGAAGGCGGCCGGTACCGGCGTCGGCGGGCCGCTCGCGACGATGCGCCTGTTCCAGGACACCGTCACCACGCCCACCGTGGCGAGCCGCGAGGCGACGATGCTCTTCCCGGAGCGTGGCGCGGCCATCGGCCAGGCGCTGGTGCTCCGCGGTACCGCCGACTTCATCGAGGTCCAGAACATCAACGCCGCCAACTTGGCGACGGGCTCGGTGCTGGATTACGTGGTTGAATGGGTCGAGGACGCAAGCTGATGTATTTGCTTGTCTTTTCGCTCTGAACGGGCGCCCGACTCGTCTCGGGCGCCTCATTGAGCGCGAGGAGGTCGCATGTCTGAGACGTTGTTAAACCTCCGCACTCAATGCAAATCCGAGGCGGACATGGTGAACTCCTCGTTCGTCTCTGACACCGAGTGGAACACCTGGATAAATCGCGGGCTCCAGGACATCTACGGGCTCACCGCTCAGGTGTACGGCGGTCACTATTACGTCGCTGACCCGGCCTACACCTTCGTCACCGACGGCATCAACCAGAAGTTCGCGCTCCCGACTGACTTCTTCAAGCTTCTCGGCGTCGCGGTACAGGTGAGCTCGCCGCAGCAGTTCGTTCCGCTGCGCCCATTCGCCATCGCCGACCGCTTCCGAGCGTCGATGTTCAACACCATCATCCCTGCGGCCGGCCAGACGGTGCAGCTCGAGTACGTGCCGCGCCTCACTGCCCTCACGCAAGACGCCGACCCCGTGCCAGACGCGCTGTCGATGAACGGATGGAGCGAGTACGCGGTCGCCTACGCGTGCATGCTCGCGCTGACGAAGGAAGAGAGCGACGCGTCGATGTTCACTGGTCGCCTCGCGCAACTCACCGAACGCATCAATGCCGAGGCCGACAACCGCGACGCCGCCAACCCAGCGCACATCGTTGACGTGCAGGGCCGACGTGCTCGGGCGATGCAGTACCAGTTGTGGGGCTCGAAGCTGTGGCTCGTCGGCGGCGTGACGCCAGGGTGGGCGTACGACTGCGGCGACTGGAACGGCCTCGATGACTTCGGCGGCGATGGGTTCTATTGATGGGCCTCTCGTCGACATTCCCCAGGCTGCGCAGTGATGAGCAGCCGCAGCAGTCGCGAGTTCAAGACGGCATTCAGGCCACACTTGGACCCGTGGCACAGGCGCTGCTGGCAACGCCCATTATGGGCGTGCAGCCGGCTTGGACTGCACCCACGCTCGATAAGGCATTCGGGAACATCGGCGGAACCTTCGCCGTCGCCGGCTACTACAAGGATTCTCTCTTCCGTGTCTGGTCCAAGGGCGTCCTGACCACGGCCGCTGGCGTCGCGGGCGGCGCCTTGGTGTTCACGTTCCCGAGCGGATATCGACCGGCTGAAGTTCAGCGGAAGGCCGTCGAGGGGGATGCTGCGACCGCCCAGTTTATCAGTATTTCCCCGACTGGCGCCGTCACAGTTGAAGTCGCCATTGGCGCCGGCGGGTCGCTGGACATCGACTTCTCTTTCTTGGCGGAGCGCTGATGTCCGTCGAATTTCAGACCGTGGATGTGAAGTTCGTCCAAGGCCAGGACACGCGCACGCAGCAGAAACTTCGCGTCGCCGGCAAGTGGGACAAGCTCATCAACTATTCGCTGAGCGAAAACAACACTCCGCTGCTTCGTGACGGCGTTCAGCCAGTGGTGGCGACAGCGAACGCGAATGGCCTCGCGACCTACGGCACCCAGCTCATCACCATCAACGGCGGCGCAGTTGCGTCAGTGTCGACCGCCGTATCTCCGACCGTCGCCAAGGCCATCAATGGCCGGCTGGGCTACGTCAGCGTCTCAAAGACGGAGGTCAAGCGCTCGACCGGCATGCAGGACTCAATGGACTGCGCGAGCGGAGGAGGGTTCACGCTCTATGTCTGGCGCGAGAAGACCGTCACCAATACCGACAACGGCTTGAAGTGCACGCTGGTTGACGAAACGACCGGCGCGCATCTTCTCGACTCGGCAGCGGTGGCTGCCGCGGGGTTTGGCTTCTCGTGCCCCAGATGCGTCTATGCCGGTGGGGCGTTCTTCATCTTCTTTTCAGCGCCAGCAGGCGGGTTGTTTTGCTGGACAATCCTAACGTCGTCTCCGACACAACTGTCGGGCGGAGTCTTTCTCATCAATGACGCTCGCTTCGGCCTCGCCAACTTCGACTGCTGCGCTTTTGGAACCGGTTCCAGCGCCATGGTTTCCTATTCGTGGAACGATGCAGCAGCCGGCACACCGACGATTCGGACCATCCGTGTCGACCAGGCCGCTGGCGTGCCGTCAATCGGTCTTGGACCCACTGACCTCTTCCTGAAGATTCCACTCCCATTTGCCACCATCACTGGCATTGCGTGCGCCGCCTACTCTGACGGCACTCATGCCGCGACCTTCGTGACATCAACAGGCGCCGCCGCGATGGCCGGACTGGCAGGGGCTGTCATCGGAACGGCATGGACCGTCACAAAGGCGGCGACGCAGCTCGACGCAGCCGTTGCCGCCACGACGAGTCCCGTGCACGTCACCGCCGTCATCAACGACAACTATGCTTCGACGGTCTCGCTTCAGGTGTTTTGGGACCGAGTCTCCGAATGGGGCACAAATGCGTTCAGTCCACTCAAGACAGTGGTCGTCACGACTGCGCTCGCCGTAAACACCGTCGCAGTCACCACCATCACCAACAGTTCAACATTCGGAGCAGGCTCGACCTCGCGCGGCCCGCAGGGTCCATTCATCGGCGGCAAGGCGTTCAACTCGAGCGGCAACATCTACCTACCGCTCTACGTCTACGGCAACTACAACGGCCGCGGCATCACGACCGCCAACCCGCGCACGCTCAACACCCAGAACACGTTCTTCGTGGCTGAGTTCCTCTCGTCGTCGGCGTTCTCGACGCAAATCAACGTCGTCGCCAAGGCGCTCTACGGCACCTACGGCCTCGCGTCTGTTGAAGGCAGCACGCCAACCATCACAACCCCTTGCTCAGTCCCGGCGACCGCGTCTGGCACTTACGCCATCGCCATCGGGGAAGTGACGCGCCTTGAACTCTCGGGTGTCGTCAATGTGAGTCAGACCGGCGTCGTGCGATTGACGCTGACGCCCCAGCTCGCGAGCCGAACTACGCCACCAGTCGCAGCCGAACTCGGGGAGACTACGTACCTTGCCGGCGGCTCGCTCACCGACTACGACGGTAGCGCCATCACCGAGCATGGCTTTCCGCTCTTCCCCGAGGGCTGCGGCTTTTCCACCGGCGGCGGCGGATCTGGCACCATGGACGCCGGTGTCCACCAGGTCGTCGCCATCTATGAATGGGTCGACGCAGCCGGACAGCTCCACCAGAGCGCGCCGTCGCTGCCGTTGTCGGTCACGACCGTGGCGACGGACAGCATCGTCCTGACGGTGCCCACGCTGCTTTTGTCGCAGAAGGGGTCAGGCACTCCGTTCATTTCAAGCATCAACATCATCGCCTACGTGACGACGGCAGGCGGGCTCACGTTCTTTCGAAGCAACCGCGTGGCCGGCGTCTATGCCGTCACGCAGAACATCATCACGGCGAAAGACGTCAACATCACCATCGATAGCCCCGACACGACGCTGGCCGCAAACGAGCCACTATACACGCAGCCCAACAACCCCAGCACGCTCGCGAACATCGCGCCGGGTCCGACCTCGTTCGTCTGGGCGGCGCAGAACCGGCTCTGGTTCGACATCGCCGACATGCCAGGCTTCTTCGGCTTCTCGCAGGAATACATCAACAACGTGGGCCTGCAGTTCAACCCGGCGCTCAACGACTCACTGCCGACCGAGAGCGGCGGATTCGTGGCCGGCGCGGCGCTCGACGAGAAGGTCATCATCTTCGGCCGCAACCGCATCTACGCGAAGTACGGCACCGGCCCGAACCCCAGCGGCAGCTTCAACAACTACAGCCGCGCGCTCGACATCCAGAGCGACGTCGGATGCTCGGACCCACTGAGCGTTCTCGACCAGGGGCCCGGCGGCATCATCTTCAAGGCAAAGAACGGCTGGCACCTGCTGGGGCGCGACCTCTCGGTGAAATACATCGGCGCCGGCGTGTCGACGTATGACGCGCAGCGCGTGACGTCCGCGGTGTTGCTGCTCGACCGCAAGGAAGCTCGCTTCACGCTCGCGAACGGCGTGACGCTCGTCTACTCGACCCTGCTCGGGGAGTGGAGTGTGTTCGTGTACGGTTCTGGCACCAGCACGGGCGCTATCGTCTCTTCCGCTGTGTGGTGGTCGACGCTTGGTTTCTATACGTGGGTGAGCGTTTCGAGCGGCCTGAACTCCGACGTACCAGGACTTACTGCCGACATAATCGGCACGGGCTCATCAACTCCGTTTTCGACGGTGGGCCGCACAGCCTTCCTCAAGCTCGGGGCTCTGGAGGGTTTCCAGCGCGTGCGGAAACTCTACATGACGGCGGTCTCTCCGCCCGGAGGCCCAGACACCGACCTGGCCATGATTGTGTACTTTGATGACTCGTACACTGGGCAGAAGTACACATTCACGATTTCGACCTCGACTCTCTTTGCGTCGGCGCCGTCGGCCGAGTGTGTCGACTTCAGACACGAAATCGAGCTGCTCCAAAAGTGCAAGTCCATCGCCTTCCAGTTCTCCGACCAGAGCCTCGGTCTTTCGGGGTTCCAGGCGCTGGCGCTTGAGGTAGGAGTAAAGAAGGGCGTGAAGCGACTCCCCGCGGCACAGACGGTAGGATAGCGGCATGGGCGGCTGGAACTTCTTTCACGACACACTCGGCGGGGTCGACCCGTTCGCTGCCGACCAAGACCCGAACAGCGCGAACTACCGCAACCCGAACAACGGGCCGGACTACGCGCATGCATCGGCCGGCGGCGCCAAGGGGCATTGGAATCCCGATGGAAGTTGGACGTGGGACACCGGCACCTCAGCCGGGCAAACGATTCCGGCCAACCAAGCGCAAGCAAACAAAGACCTTTATGGCCAGTCCGTGGCCGATCCGGCCGCGGCCCAGAAGGCGGCTGACGACTTCCGAACGCAAAACTACATGGGTCAGGCCGGGGTCGTCGGTACGACGGACCTCTCCGGCGCCCTTGACCACACCGTCGGCAACGCCGCGAACGTCCCCGGCGGCACTCTCGACACAGCCAATTCAGACGCCGAGCGTCAACGCACCGAGGCCATGATGGCCTCGCTTCAGCAGCAAGCAACCACCGGCGGCGGCGCTTGGGAGCAGACGCTGGACGACGCCACCAAGCGAGCGCAGGCCACCGCGTCTGCCATCGGCCAGTCACAGGCAAACACCGGCGGCAACATCGGCAATGCCCTGCGCAGCATCGGGAACGCCCAGAGCGGCGCGTCCCAGCGGGCGGTCGGCGAGGGCAACGTTTTGCGCGCGCAGACGAAACAGCGTGCGACCGACCAGCTCGCGGCCATGCAGAGCAACGAAGGGAACCAGGATATCGCGCAGTCGGCCTCGAGCGCCGGTGCCCGCCAAGGCGTGCACGAGGCGAATCAGGCACTGAATGAAGAGGGACAGAAAGCGACACTCGGCTATGCAAACGCGGCCGGCCAAGCCTTCATGTCGCTCTTCTCGGACGGCGGCGAGGTGCCGGGCCAGCCACTCATCTTCGGCGACGACTCTCGCAACGACACCGTGCCAGCCATGCTGTCGCCGAAGGAGATTGTCGTTCCCATCTCCGCAGCCAAGGACCCCGACAAAGCCGCGGCATTCGCTCGGGCAGTTGCCGAGCGTGGCAGCGCCCAGCATCTCGCGGGCGGCGGCCCGACGTGGCAACCCGGGCAGGACGACCCCACCAATCGCGGCTTCACGTGGACGGGCATGCCCACGATGGCCCCGAGCATCGAAAACGGCGGGCTCCTCGATACGAGCGCCATCGACCAAAACCGAGCCTCGACGCGGTCGCTCTCTGACCTCCTCTCGGCTCGAGCAGGCGGCGGCGGACCGTCGGTCGCGCCCCAGCTCGTCACCAATGCAGCCGACGACTCGATTGCCGGCGCCATGCAGGCCCAGCAGTCAAAGGCTCGCAACGACGCGGCGGCCATGAGCGCCAGCGTCGCGCAGCAGCAGCGGGCCGGCGGCGAGGCGGCTGGAGAGTCGCAGAAGGAGGCGGAGGGCGCGAACCGTCAGAACGCCAATCTGCTCTCGGCGCTTCGCGGGCGAGACCTCGCCACGGCGCAGGCACAGCAGCAGGCAGAGTGGAGAAACACGCTCGGCAACATCGGCGTGAACCTCTCAAATCAGAAGCTGATTCAGGGGCTCGTGTCGGGCGCTGGACAGGGCGCGGCAGCGCTCGCGAGCCAGCTCCGTGGGCGCGGTGAGCCCGGGGCGACAGACATGGGTGACGGAAGCGGAGGCACCGGTGGCGGGGCATTGGGCGAGGACTCCGTTTCATCGGGGGCCGGCGAAGACACGAGCGGAGCGACCGATATGGGCGGCGGCAGTGACAATGGGCCGGACGGCGGGGCGATCGGCGAAGGCCATGCGCACGGCGGCATCATTGTGGACGACGACGAACGGGCCCGGACGCACCGCTTCCTGCGCTCGCTCGGAAAGAAGGCCGCATGAAGCCGCGCATGCTCGAGGAGAATGGCGACCATTTCCGGATGCACGACGGGAAGGCAGAGTTTCGCGTCCCCAAGTTCGGGCTCTCTCCGGAGATGCACACCAAGATTCGCGGCATGGCAGACGGCGGCGCGGCGCGCGCCGACCTCGAGCGCCAGAAGAGCCGGCAACAGACCGTCGCACGCATCGAGGGGCCGGAGGGCCTGACAATGGATGTCAGCGAGCCGGCCATTGCGCCGCGTTCGCCACGCGAGGATTCGCCTCAGGCAGGCGGAGGCACCGACATGCACGGCCCGGCTGCGGGCTACCGCGCGAGTGGCGCGAGCCGACCTGCCGCGTCCGGGGCGCTCTCGACCAGAGCGACCCACCGCCAGTCCGCAGACGAGCGCGTTCCAGACCTCGAGGTGCAGCGCGCGCACGGTGGGGCGATTCCCGGCTACGCCGATGGGGGCTCAGCCGGCGGCGGTGGCGAGCAGCCGACGCGCGCTCCGACGGAGCAGGACTGGGCCCAGGCCATGAAGGAGCGGTACTTCTCGCCGTTCGCCAGGGCGCTCGAGGGTAGTCGCGAATCCCTCCCGCCGGCCATGGTCGAACAGGCCCGTCGCGAGGGAGCACCGTGGGCCGGCGGCTCCGGAGCTGGCGGCGGACCGCCGGACACCGGACAGGGCGCGGTGAGCGGGGGTGGTGAGGGTGGCGAGACGATGGTCCGCCCACAGTCCGCCCCAGCGCCAGCTCCGGCCGCGGCAGCCACCGTAGCGCCGCCGCGCACGGCGCCGGTGCCCAGCAAGACGGCGGCGCGACCGGCTGCCACCTCGGCGACCGCTCCGACGCTCGCTGGTGCATTCGACCGTGCCGGCATCAACCCCGAGACGCCAGCGCCGGCAGAGAAGTCACCATACGAACTGATTGGAGAGGCCCAGGCACAGGAGGCGCGGTCGAAGGTCGCGGCCATTGCGGCAGCACAGGACCAAGCTCGCACCATCGAGCTCGAACGCAAGAAGGCTCTCGAGGCGTCGCAAATGCAGGCCAAGGAAGTACTCGCGAAACACCTCGCACAGGTCGACGAGAACGCGAGGATGTCGACCGAGATAGACCCGGGCCGGCTCTGGGCCTCGAAGTCAACGGCTGGTAAAATCTCCACCATCATTGGCCTCGCGCTCGGGGCCATCGGCGCCGGTGCCGACGGGCAGAATCGTGCGGCGCAGATGCTCGACAACGCCGTGACGCGAGACCTCGAGGCGCAGAAGGCGGAGCACAACATCCGTCTGCAGCGCGGAAAGGCGGCCGTCGAGGGGTATCAGACGCATTACTCGATGGCCCGCGAGCTCACCAACGATGAGCAGGCCGCGTTCAATATGGCGAAATCGTCGGCGCACGAAAACATCGCGCTCGAGTTCGAGAAGGCGGCTGCCACGGCTGCCGACCCCATCGCCCGGCAGAACGCGCTGGCCGGAGCGGCAGCGGCTCGGCAGGCGGCCCTGAAGAACCGTCTCGAGGCCGGCAAGACACTGGCCGAAACGCACGAGCTCGAGGCGCGCGCAGCGAAGACAATGGCAGGCGCAAAGGGGCCTGCCGCAAACCCTGGCCTGGATGCCGTCGCGGCCATCGACCGCCTCTCCGACAAGTTCAAGAAGACGGGCGCGTTCTCGTTCGCCACCAAGCATCTTCCTGGGTCCGCGGCCGACGAGTACGACCAACAGGCCCAGACGGACGCATTCACCATCGCTACTGCCATTCGTGGTCCAGGAGCGAAGCCGCCGCGCACCATGGAGGAGGCGATGCAGACCATCAAGGGTGTGGTGCCTGGCTCGGACACGCCAAGCGGCGCCGGCGCCGACGACCTGCGCAATCTGCGCCGTACCATTGCGGCCAAATGGGCGAAAGGTGGCGCATCGGCACCTGCTGACCCCGAGGACGTGTACGACTGATGGCTGACGCGCCCGACCTGCTTGCCGACGTGCTGCCGGCCGACCGCATCCCGGTCGTGAAGCCCGATGGCTCGCTCGCATCGGTGCGCAGCGAGAACTACGAGAAGGCGCTCGCTCAAGGCGCACGCTTACAGAGCGCCGATGAGCAGGCCAAGTTCCATTCGCAACTGAAGTTCGGTGACCGACCAATTGCTGCCGGAGCCGCCGGAGCCGTGCGCGGCGCCACCGTCGGCCTCTCTGACGTCGTAGGCCCAGCGCTCGGCGTCGTAGACAGGTCGACGCTTCGAGGGCTCAAGGAAGAGAACCCGCTCGCCTCGACGGTCGGCGACGTCGCCGGCACGACGGCGTCGCTTTTCGTTCCTGGCCTGCAAGAGGCTTCTGGGCCTGCGTTGGTGGCGAGGCTCGGGCGTGCGGCCCAGGAAGGTGCCGGGCTGGCCAAGGCTACGTCGCTTGGCGGGCGCATGCTGGGGCGCGTGGTGGCCGGTGGCGTCGAGGGTTCGCTCTTTGGCGCCGGAAACGCTGTCACCGAGGCGGCGCTTGGCGACCCAAATCTCGCAGCAGAAAAGCTCATCTCGCATGTGGGCCTCGGCGGCGTACTCGGTTCTGTTGGCGGCGTAGCTGGCGGTGCACTCGGCGACGCGGTGAACGAGGCCACGGGCGGCATCGGCAAGCTGCTCAAGACGACGTCGGAGGACTTCGCAGCCAAGGCGATCGGCGGAATTCAGTCGTCGTTCAAGGGCATGGAGAAGGAGGAAATACGCGCCATCGCCCGCGACGTCATCGACTCCGGCATCATCGGCAAGACGGACCGCGCCATCGACATCCTGCCGAAAATCAAAGCGGCAAAAGAGCTGGCTGGGCAGGACATCGGCGCCGTGCTCGACGCCATCGACACCAGCGGCGGCCCCAAGTTCGACTTCGCACGCGGCATCGCGCGGCTGCGCGCATTCCATGACGGTCTGAATGAGGCAGAGAAAGACATCATCGGCGCGCAGCTCGAGAAGAAGATTACCCAGCTCGAACGTACGGCGGCGAAGGGCGGCGGCTTCCGAGACGTCAACGAGCTCAAGTCGACGATGCAGGGCGAAATCAACTACAAGAGCGACGCTGACGCGAAGCTGAAGCTCATGAAGCAGGCCGTGGGCATCTTCCGAGACGAGATAGATACGCAACTCAAGGCTGTCACGCTGCCGGAGGAGTTCGCCAAGTTCCAGAAGGCGAAAGACCTCTACGGCTCGTTCGCTGAGGCCGAGAAGTGGGGCAAGCGCGGCGCCAAGGCGTTGCTCGGCAACCGCACCTTTTCGCTGACCGACTACCTAGGCGCGTCTGGGCTTTCGCATCTGGCCACCGGTCCGGTCGGAGCCGTTCTGGGCGCGGCCGGAGCCGTCGGCAACAAATTGATGCGCGAGCGCGGGCCGGCGCTCGCGACCAATGCGCTTGAGGGGCTGGCCGCTCGACAGGGAGGCGGCCTCGAGCCGCTCCTTGCCGCGACGCTCCAACGCAGCGCCACGGGCGCGCTTCCTGCCGCCGAGGGCCTCGCCGCGTCCGACCTCCTGGGCGGCGATAAAGAGCAGCGGTCGAACTCCGACCGCGGCCGGCATCTCGACGTGCTCAATCAACACATCGAGGACCACGATGATGAAATCGACCGCCACATCGACCGCGTCATGGATGGCGACCGAGCGCCGCACTCGCCCGTCGAGGCCGCCCACGCCTCGCAGGACCACGGCGCCAAGCGCATGCGGCGGGAGCGCCCCGAGGCGCACGACGCGCTCGTGAATGAGATGGCCGGCCTCGCCGCCAATCCCCAGCGCGTCGCAGAGCTCGTCGCCGAGAACTCCGGCCAGGTGGCCGCCGTCGCCCCGGGCGTCACGCAGGCTATGACGCAGCGCGCTGTGAGCGCCGTGAAGTACCTCGCCCGGGCGGCAGCGGTGCCCGCGCCTGCGGGGCCGATGGCGCCGAAGTGGCACACCAGCGAGGCCGAGCGGCACACATATGCCCAGAAGGTGGAAGTCGTGAGGGACCCCCTGCGCACCGTCATGCGCCACGCGGCGGCCGGCACCCTCACCAGCACTCAAATGGAGGCCCTCAGGGCGGTCTATCCGGGCCTTGCGCGAGCGATGTCAGACAAGGCGCTCGAACGCATCGCCGAGGGGCCCAAGAACGTGCCGTATCGGGCCAAGATGATGCTGTCTCTGCTGAGCGGCATCGATGTCGACGGCTCGCAGTCGCAGGCGGCCATCGCGAGCAATCAAGCCGCCAGCCGTGGTAAGTCTCAGTCGTCGGACGTAGCCAGAAAACCAGTCTCACGCAGCGAGCAGACGTTGGCAGCGCGTACCGCGTTGCCTCAGCAGCAGCGTGAGATTGGAGCTGGCGATGCCTGAGCACGTCGAAAAGATGGAGAGCGGTGGCCTCATGTGCCGTCATTGCGGCGGGGCCGTCGACGCCGATGGCTACTCGACCGGTGGCGAGGCTGTCGACGATGCGGCCGAAACGCTGCTGGACGACAACGACGACGAGAGCGAGTCGACCGCCCAGCGGGACTCCACCATGCACATACGGCGTCTCGGCGGCTTCGCTGACGCCATGAGCCGGCGCGGGAGGGGCTGATGCCCAGCTCTAACCCGTCGAGGCCCTTCAACGAAAAGGACCTCATCACCATCACCAACGGCTGCCCGATGTTCCCGCTGTTTCCGGGACTCACAAATGGCGCGACCGTGCCCGGCACGCTCTCGACCCAGGCGCTCGCAGCGCTCGGTCAAGCGCCGGGCAGCGGCGTGCTCACTTCGACCGGCGCGGCCGTGAACAACGTCACCACGGCGACGCCGTTCGCCACTGGCACGCTCAACCCAGACGGCGTATCCAGGCAGCTGATCGGCTCCATGGCGGGCCGCGCATACCTCGTCAACGCAGTGGCGGCTGGCTCACTCATGGCCTCGGACTCGCCGCTCGTCGGCTCGCCGGCTTACTGGACGGTGGCGCTCAACACGACGATTCCGCCAGCCGCCAACACGTTCCCTGGCGTACCTCTGCAGGCCGGAGATGTCCGGCTCGTCATCATGCATTCGACGACCGGTTGGCTGCAGTGGATTTCCGCGAGCGGCACCGCCTCGCTCGTCTGCACGGAGCTGTTCTGACATGGGGCTCTTCGGCAGCGGCGGCCTGAAGTCGTTTGGCAACTCCGTGGCTGCGACCATTGCGCAGCTCGTCGGCCAAGACATCGTCGCCAAGACACTTACGGCCACCTCGACCACTGCGGCGGACTGGGTCCTTCCGTCTGGCGGCACAGCCAACTTCAGCGGCAGCAATAAGCTCGCGGGAGCGGCTGGTGCTGGCACCGCCGTCTACTCGAATCCCTCCGGGGCCCTAGATTTCTACAGCAACACGTCGCTCGTCGCCCAAATGCTTGGCGGCGGTTCGTTCTGGGTGTTCAATTTTGGCGTGAACGTGGCTGGCGTAGGGATGCAGCTTGCGTCAAGGCTGCTGATGTCCGTCACCGCTCCAACAATTGTGGCGGGGGCTGGTGCCTCGGTCGTGTCCAACAACGGCTCGGCGGTGTTCGAAATCAACCTGGGCGCCGCGGCATCAACTGGCACCATCACACTGCCATCGGCCACGACTGGGTGGGTTGTTTATATGCAGAACATCACCCATCCAGATGCGAACGTTCTTGGCCAAACAGGCTCAACTCAAACCACGGCGACATTCACAAACTACGTGCGAACCACCGGCGTGGCTGGCAACTGGTCGGCGAACGACCACATGTTGTGCATCGCCTTGGCATACTGAGGAGACATCGTGGCAATCCAAAACAAGACCGTCACATTCCTTGGAGCCTCGGCTAAGCTGACGAGCTTCACCGTCTTCCTGCAGCAAGACGGCTCTTACATCGTCACGGCGTACGGAACGGCTGACGACGGTGCCGGGTTCACTGAGCAGATCTCGACGTCCAAGCCATTCGGAAGTGGCGTCGCCGTGCTCAGCAACATGGCTGCAGCGGCACTCCAGGCGCTACGCATAGCCAACGGTCTCGAGGTGTAGATTGACGCACGTCGAGCTCGAGTCGCGAATTTCCGACGCCGAGGCCAACCACATGAGCCTCAGGAAGCTCATGTTCGACGAGCTTCGAAGTGTCCGCGACGAGCTCAAGCACGTGCGCGACATGATGGGCCACATCAACTCGACCGTAGACATCATGCTTAAAACGCTCGAGGCAGAAGAGAAGCGGCACGAGGCAGAAGAGAGACACCACGAGGAGCCGGACGATGGCTGATGACCTCATGCAATCTGCGGTCACTCACGGCGTTGCCCTCATCGGCGGCGGAGGCCTCTCGGGTCTAGCCGTGCGCCTGCTCTTCGGCAGCTTCGGGCAAAAGCTCGACTCGATGGAAAAGCGCCTCGACAAGATGGAGGTGGCTCTTGAGTCGCGCGAGGAGCGCGCCGACAAGCGTCACGATGAGCTCGTGGCTGCCATCGCCGAAGCCAAGAAGATTGCCGAGGCGGCGCACTCGCGGCTGGACATCTACGTCCCGAAATCGAGGCGGCGATAATGCGCACTCCAGACGCCGCCCTTGGCCTCATCTCCGGCATCGACGTAGTGAACAACTTCGCATTTCTCGCCCGCGATGGCGTGACCGTCTGCAACTGCTACGTCACGTGCTGCACAGCGGCGCTCGGGTGCGCCATCCCGCCGATGCTCGCGAACAAGCAGCACGAGTGGCTGCTCTCGCCCGAAGGCCAGCTCGCCGGCTGGATGCACGTCGACTCTGAGACGGCACGGCAGCGGGCGGCCCTTGGGTACCCAACCATCGCGAGCTGGTCGAATCCCGACGGTCATGGCCACATCGCGATGTGCGTGCCGGCGCCGGTCGGCGAGGGGCGGCTCTTCGTCTCGGCCGCCGGGCTTCAGAACTTCGTAC